AAGAGATACCGTGCATCTGTTGCAGATCACGAACTGCAGCAAATCAGATCATCATATTCGCAGCAGATATCAGATGCAAAAAATAAACGTGATTATCACCAGACAAGGCTCAGGGAAATAAAACAGCAGGAAGAATTTATGAAAAATTCCGGATGTCCGGATATCGAAAATGCAAGTTGCCGATTTCTTGCAAAAGCAGTTGATGATGTCAAAAACCTTCCTGTTGAACGGGACTGCTTACAGAAGTTTGAAAAAGAAATCGAAACACTGACATCTGAAATGAACAAGAAGGTAGCGGAGAAACAAAAGAAAATTTGGGAGATCGGATACAATCCAGATCAGCTGAAGTTGTTGCTCATACAGGTGAATGGACTTGCAAAATATGAACGCATAAAGAAAGATGCGGAGCAAAACAAACTCGAAATTGCCCGTTTAGAAGCCGAAAAGGAATCGAACGATAAAAATATAGGGCAGTGCGAGGAGAATCTGCTACAGGTCAAATTAAAGGCCTCTGAGATAACGGAAACAGTTAATGAGCTATCAAAATCAGTTGACAGACAGGAACAGATCAAACAGCAGATGACTCATCTGCAGACTTATGTAGAACAGGAAAAAGAACTTCCTGTTTACGAAGAAAGAAAGCAGCATGTTCTTGAAAGGATTGAGAGCATGGAAAAAGAGATGGAAAAACTTACTGACAGAAAATTCATCCTCTCTTCTCAGCTGACTGGCATGGATACCGTGATAGAAAAAATGAAGGAAACATTTTCATCGGATATGGTAGAAGAAACAGACAGGCAGATTCGTAGTAACAAGGAATCTCTTGGAGAACTGCAGATCCAGAAGGGAGTACTTCTTGAACGTCTGGAAAATATCGATACCATGCGAGGAGAAATCTCCACTCTGAATAATGGAATTGCTGTAGCCGCCGGCAGAGCGGACTGTTACGAAGCATTAAAGCAGGCGTTTTCACAGGACGGAGTTCCGCACCAGATCATCAGGAACATCATTCCTCATATCACAGATACTACGAACAATATTCTCGGCCAGATGACTGGTGGAACGATGGGAGTGGAATTTGTGATGGAGCGCACCGTCAAAGGAAAGGACGGAGACAAGGCAACGCTGGATGTTCTGATCAACGAATATGGCAAGACAACTCTTCCATATGCTTCCAAGAGCGGAGGCGAGAAGGTAAAAGCTTCTCTTGCCGTTATCCTTGCACTGTCCGAGATCAAGGCAACAGCGGCAGGAATACAGCTTGGAATGCTCTTTATTGATGAACCACCATTCCTTGATGATGAGGGCGCACAGGCTTATGTAGATGCCCTTGAGACGATCCGTGATCGGTATTCCGATGTAAAGATTATGGCAATCACTCATGACGATGCCATGAAAGCGAGATTTGGCCAGGCTGTGACAGTAATTAAAACAGATGATGGTTCAAAAGTAATCTACTAAGCGGAGGAACTTATGGCGAAAAGATATTATTGGTTAAAGCTTCCTGACGGTTTTTTCCGTCAGAAGGCTATCAAAAAACTTCGGAAGATTGCCGGAGGAGACACCTACACAATTATTTACCTGAAAATGCTTCTTGTGGCGATGAAACAGGATGGAAGACTTTACTTCGAGGGAGTAGAAGCAACATTCTATGACGAGCTTGCCCTGGACCTGGACGAAGAAGTTGAAAATGTAAGAGTGACGGTTATGTTTTTGATTCAGCAGGACCTCATGCAGCTGATTGACGAAACCGAATATTCACTGTCAGAATGCGCTAAAATGACGGGTTCTGAGAGTACAAGCGCAGCTCGTGTAAGGAAATATAGAAGCAAAGAAGCGTTACAATGTAACACTGATGTAACGGGCTGTAACGAAGTGAAACAAATCTGTAACGGAGAGATAGAGAAAGAGAAAGAGATAGAGTTAGATAAAGAGAAAGATAATAAAAACATTAGCTTGGAGCTTAAAGACTCCAAGCAGAACACGTTCATCTCTCTTCCTCTGGTTACAGGCTCAGGAAATTATGATGTGACATTTGATTATCTCAATTCACTGAGAGAACTGTTTCCGGCACTGGATGTTGAACAGGAGTTTAGATCAATGGCAGCATGGCTTGACAGTCACCCTCGTAATCGTAAGACACCTAGAGGAATCAAGAGATTTATCACTGGTTGGTTAGAACGTTCACAGAATTCAATGCCGGCATCCAGAACACCGCAAGCACCTGCAGCTACAAAGAACATGTCAACGAATCAGTATATGGAGGCAACGGCCGGCTGGTGCGAAGGGATGGGTGATTGAAGTGACACCTCAAGAATTTGATTTTATCAGAGCTTCAATCAAAAGTGCCTATCCAACATTTAATGTCATGCCAGACCAATACAGCATCCGCATGTGGTACCGCATGTTGGGGGACCTGGATTACAAACTTTGCGAAACAGCATTGATGGAACTGTTTGCCACTCATACATATCCGCCGCAGATATCTGAGATACGGGAGAAATGTGCAGAATATACAGTTCCACACCTCAAAGACCAGGGAGAGGCCTGGGGAGAAGTGCAGAAAGCCATTAGCCAGTATGGATATTATAGGCAGGAAGAAGCACTGGAAAGCCTGACGCCGATAGTCCGAGAAGCGGTAAAACGGCTTGGCTTCCGGGAGATATGTCTTGATGAGAACCAGGATGCTGTCCGAGCACATTTCTTCAAGATATATTCAACCCTGATCGAGCGCAAGACGAATGATGCAAAGCTTCCTCCGAGTATTCTGGAAGCGAAAAATAAATATATTGCACAGCTTACCACACACGAAAATGCGGCAATAGAACAACAGCACCGGGACCAGATAGCAGAAGAACCAGAACGTGCGACACCAGAGTATATAGATATGTTGATGCGGGAACACGGATTCAAGAGGTGACAGCATGGAGCAGATAGAGAAAATACAAGGAACGGAGAAAGAGTTCATAAAAGTTTTTCAAGAGCTGTGTTACAGCCGGAGTTCATGGCAGGTGTGGGCCGATCTGATGGCGGCAATGGCTTGCACACTGGCGAATTCGGTGGATAAGACGGAACCGAGACACACTGCAAGAGAGAAAGAATATGCAGAGTGCATCAAACGCCTTGGCGGGGTAGAGAAGCCGGCCAAATGCTTTGCGATTGTGGTTGAGGCACTGGAACGCAATCCAGATCAGGACTTTCTTGGAAAACTGTACATGAGTCTTGAGCTAGGGAACCACTGGAAAGGGCAGTTTTTTACACCATACAATGTCTGTGAATGTATGGCAAGCATAACAATCAATGACAATGTACAGACATTGGAAAAACAGGAATGGATATCTGTCAATGATCCGGCATGTGGAGCAGGAGCAACTCTTGTAGCAGCGGCAAATATATTCCGCAGAAAAAAGATAAATTACCAGACACGGGTTTTGTTCACCGCCAATGACATAGACAGGGTAGTTGCTCAGATGTGTTATATACAGCTTTCGCTTCTTGGGTGCGCAGGCTGGGTGGCTGTTGCAAATACGATATCCAATCCGGTGTGCGGAGATCCACTGATGCCGGTTGAAAAGCCGGGACAGGAATTCTGGTACACACCGTTTTATTTCAGGGGAGAATGGAACTGTAGACGGCAGATTCAGATATTTAAAGAAATGTGCGGTTCATGGATAACTCCGATTGAAGAACGCAACCCTGGGAAGATTACTTTTTATTTTGATTTCGAGAAAGGAGATTACAAATGTCAGAACAGTTAAAACAGGAACTTGAAGCTGGTACTGACCGTTTAGAGGCGGAAACGGTTGCAGACAGTGAAAAAACAATAGGGGAGCAGGAAGAGAAACCGACAGAGGGCAAATTAGAGGCCCAGGAAGACGATGAATCAAAGGAAGAGGATACAGTTCCGATGGGAAAAGCCTCTCTTGCTGATATTGTTTCCGGGATTCCGGCTCCGACAAAAGAAGAAGTTGAAGCGGCAGAAGCTGAAAATGCAAAGCCAGTAAAGCAGAAAGCTAGAGAAAAACTGGAAGCAGAAAAGAAAAAAGCAACTCAGAAGAACTTTGCGGATCCGGTCATTACTTACCTGGTGAAAAGATGCGAAGAGGATCAGGGGCTTGCTGAAGATGTGATGCAGGAGGGAAAGACCTGGAACAAGTGCTTTAGTTATATCGTTGAACAGGCCAGGA